GCACTCAATAACCTCTCTGGCCAACTGTTCTTCTGGTGGGTTTTCGCAATAGTTTCTCAATACACGCCTTACATCAGTTAAGTTGACTTCAGTGTGTCTCATGCCCAATTCTCCACAAACGTATTCGCGCCGAATGGCCAGGATGTAACCAGCGTTTTCCCATTTTCTATAATGTCTTCCCAGGCCAATATTTTGGAGACAATAAACCTGCCTAAGATACTTTGCCCTTCTGCCAACACATGCCCACATCTCAGGGGTGCGCGGTATTGTGTCGCTGTTACTTCTGCCTTTTGCCCCAGGGATGCTTCCAGTGCCAGCCCAGCATCAT